AACAGAACAAACCCACATGTTAATCCAAACTGGGACTAAAACACAAGCACCAACCACAGAACAGATTCAAGCTGAAGCAGAAAAAATTCTAACTTTTTTAAAAAAATAACTTGACAAATCTCTAATATCATGTTATAATATAAATACAAAACAAAACTTCATTAAGTTTGCTCTCACATCGCTGAAACAAAAAAAATAAAAAAATACTTGACAAAATGTTGAGAACATGTTATAATAATAACACGATGGTTGATTGAGAGTTCAACTGAAATTAAAAACGCTCAAAACAATTAAGACATTTCAATTTATAAAGGAGGATATATGTCTAACAATACATTCACATTCAACGCTAACGTTTACACCGGAAGCTTCACAAAGAAAGATGGTACAACACGAACAATGCGTTTTCTAAAGCAAAATGCTGTTCCGCAATCTCTTCAAGGCTCTGGAGTAAAACCACGTTATTTGGATACAAAACACGAAGTAGTTTTCGACTTGGATCAAAATGGCTGGAGAGTTTTTAATCATAATCGAATTGTTGAATCACCTACGTTTACAAGACAAGAAGTAACTATCAACGGGTAATTAACTCAACAAAAATTTCAACAAATAAATATTTAAGTAAGTTTTAATAACTTCCTCCGAGTTGTTTGTCAAGCTAACCAACATCTTAAAAAACTTGACCCTCTTTCTCTTCCTATTTCAAGGACTGAAAATGGAAGCATTTATCTGGTTGAAACACAAAGTGTTTTTGCCTTAGACAGTAAAGTCAATAATAACAACATAGGAGTAAAATTATGGCATTAGATCTAGAAGCAATGCGAGCTAAATTGGACGCATCAAAAAATGGTAATGCTGCTAAACAGCAAGATACTAAATGGAAACCTGAACAAGGTGACCAAACAATTCGAATTCTTCCAACAAAAGATGGTGATCCGTTCAAAGAATACCACTTTCATTACAATGTTGGTAAAAACCCTGGGATTCTTTGTCCCAAAAAGAATTTTAATGAAGAGTGTCCAATCTGTGATTTCGCATCAAAGCTTTGGAAAGAAGGAGTTGAAAACAATGATGACATTGCTAAGAGAGAAGCTAAAAAACTTTTTGTCAGAAAACGTTATTATTCTCCAATTTTGGTTAGAGGCCGAGAATCAGAAGGCGTTAAAATCTGGGCTTACGGTAAACAAGCTTATGAAACATTATTGGGCTATGTTTTAGATCCTGATTATGGTGACATTACAGATGCTGAAGCTGGAACTGATATTGTATTAAATTATGATGTTCCTGGAACTCCTGGTTCTTTTCCAAAAACCACTCTTAAACCTCGTCGTCGTCCATCTGTTCTCTGTGATGATGATGTTGCGGACTGTGAAGCTCTGCTGGATTCAATTCCTGACATTGGTTCTCAATTTGACCGCAAAACAACGGCTGATGTTCAAGCTCTTTTGAACGAAGCTCTCTCTGCTGACGGCTCTGAAGGTTCTTCCTCCGAGACCCATAAGTATGGTGAGCAAGATGCTGTTGATGCTGCCTTCGATAAGTTGGGGGCTTAAGAGAACACCGGTCGCCCTCTCCGTTATGAGGGCACTTTAATCAAATAAAGGAGACACATGATTAATTTATTATTATTAGCGCTTATAGCATGTGGTTCTGAAGAAGAAACAGATACCTCAAAACAAGCAGAAGTGGAAGAAACACAAGAAGAAGTTACCGAAGAACAAACAGAAGAAAGTTCCGAGGAAGTTCCAACAGAAGAGGAAACAGAAGAATAATCCATAGTACCTCCGAAAAACAATGGATAAGCAGGATTAGGGAGTCTCCTGCGTTGAGAAACGACTCCCATTTTATTTAGGAGAAACAACAATGGGAAAAGTAATACAAATGGCAACACAAAAAGCAGGAAAAATTAATATAGCAGACTTAAAAAAGTCAATGAACAAATCAATGGGAATTGAAGCAGCACATGATCTAAGACAAGATAATCCAACCGAAGTTAAAGAATGGATTCCAACAGGTTCAAGATGGCTTGACTCAATTATTTGTAAAGGAAAGATGGGAGGCATTCCCGTTGGAAAGATAACAGAAATTGCTGGACTTTCAGGTGTAGGCAAATCTTATCTTGCAGTTCAAATTGCATCAGAAGCACAAAAGCAAGGAAAGTTTGTGGTTTATTATGATGCAGAATCAGCAATTGATCCAAAGTTCTTGAAAGATGCCGGAATTGACATGGATAATAACTTTCTTTATGTCCAAGCAGTATCAGTAGAATTGGTTTTAAAAGCAATCGAAGACATGATCAACCAATATGGAGACCAACAACAATTTGTTTTTATTTGGGACTCTATTGCGGCAACATCAGCAGAGAAAGATTTGGAAGGAGATTTTGATCCTCAGTCATCAATGGCAATGAAGCCAAGAATCTTTTCAAAAGCATTTCCAAAGCTAACAATTCCATTGGCAAATGGACAACACACACTTTTATTGATCAATCAATTGAAGACAAACATACCAAAGAATCCTTTTGATGCTTTAACAAATCCATATAACGCTCCTGGTGGCAAAGCAATTGAATACTTCTGTTCTCTTCGTATCTGGCTTACAGGCAAAAAAGCTAAAGCTTCATTTGTATTTGATGATACAGGAAGAAGAGTTGGTTCTGAAGTAAAAGCTAAAATAGTAAAATCCCGTTTTGGAACCCAAGACAGAATTTGTGTTTTTCAGATTCGTTGGGGAGATCAAATTGGAGTTATGGATGAAGAATCGTGGCTTGAGGTTATAAAGAAGTCCTCTTATTACAAAAATGCTGGTGGTTGGTGTATTCTAAACCATAGTGGAAAAGAACATAAATTCAGATCAGCCGAATGGAAAGAGAAACTACAAGATGATAAATTTAAGAAAATGGTAATAGAAATAATGGATGAAGAATTAATACACAAATTTGAGTCATCTGGTTCAAACCTTGTTCCGGAAGACATAGACGATTAACATAATGCTCCTGTTGTTGATGGTAGCCCCCTTGCATTCGCTTGGGGGTTTTTTATTTCTAAAGACCCTAATTACTAAAGCGGAGAAATGACATGAAATTAACTAAAAGTAATCTTTATAAACTTATAAACGAAGCGATAAACGAAGCTTGGGCTGTTAAATCTGGGACTAGAGTTCCTACACAAAAAGCAGGCTCTTCTTCTTTACAAGCAACACAATATCCAAACCCTGGAGATGCTTATAAAGCTTACCAAAATGGGGTTGAACTGCATGGTTGGGATAAATATGCACAAATAATTTCCGATCTTTATGACGCAGCTCCAGACTCTACACCTTCAGGTCTAGAACAATTTAAGCAATTTCAAAGCAAAACAGCTTCATTACACAAACCAATAGAAGGGATCTATGACATTGAATATGTAGATAGACAACCCTATGCTTCAGCAAAAGAAATGTCAGATAAAATGAAAGAAACAGGTAAGTTTGAAATTTCATCTCAATTTCTTCAATCAGATGATCCAGAAGAAATAAAAACAAACTTACAAAACAGAGCAGTACATGATTATTATGGCCATCTCAGAGCTAGAGGTCATGAAAAAGATCCATCAGTCATTGGAGAGTTTTCTTTGATCGGTGAATTGATAGCTTATAACAATCAATTGAAAATTACATCGCCAAAGATAGTTCCTTTGATGTTTACTCTTGTTGTAGGACAAGCCGCCTATTTCTATTACAAAGGACACTTCCCGAAACTAAAACTATCAGAACTTCCTGGTGTAGATTACTTTAACATTGGAAACATTGATGGTTATGAAATAACACCAGACAATGATTTAAGGAAAATATAATGAAAATAAGAATTTTAAAAGAAAGAAAAGATCTTCTTTATAAGTCAGATGTCTACCCTCAAACATCACTCAATCTAGCTTCAAAGCAACAAATGCTATCAGCTGAACATAATACAAGAGTCTTAATGAACGATGCTGTCTTGTTTGAAAGTTTTGTAGAAGATTTCAATGTTATTTATTCTGAACCAAATAATCCAAACATGGAATATTGCCAAATCTTTTATAATGGATTAGTTCAAAATTCTAGCTCTGAGTATCTAACAATGTATACAGTAGAGAAATTGTCTCAAATGTATTTAGTTATGCCAGAAGACAAAACAGCTGGAATGGGTTGTGACCAAAACGGACACATGGGATCTGGTTGGAATAATGGTTCTCGAAGAGGAGTTTTGAAAAAATTAATGGATTACACAAGAGATAATTTTGGTGGACGCTCCGGAGATCATTTTGATGGCGGTCTTGGAGGTTATTATGCTTCGTTAGGTTTAACAGAGGTCTATGACATTCTACAATGGGACCCACAATATGCTCCAAGTGATTGGAATTATAAAGAAATAGACATTTTCAATGCAAAGAAATCTGTTTATGCACCAGCAATGCAAGTTTATAAACTAAACCCACCATCAGCTCCACAAGAAGAAATGGAACTAACAGTAGAGAGCGGCTTTAAGATTACAACAAGCCCTTATAATAAAATAATGCAATATGTAAACGGAATGCCAGACATAGTTTATAGAAGATATCCATAAAATTATTTTTTTCTTGACAAAATTGATCTTTCGTGTTATAATACAAACATCATAAAACGGAGGATTTATGACTACAGTTATAGTAGATAAGATTTATCGGTCAAAAAGATGCGCTAGTAAAAAGCTACACATCATCAATAAAGGCGGCTATGGCCATGGGCATAGAAGCAATGAAAAAAGTGGCAAAAAAGAAAAAAAGTTCTATGAAACTTTGGAAAAGGCTTTGGCATCTAAACTTATTTTCGAAAATAAGTATGATTGTCAACTCTTCATATATCCAGTATATATGAAGGTTATCTACCAAGTTAAGGGTGGGACACAACATGAGCCCAATACAGATTCTGTATGGACTTATGGTTATTTCTTGACACGAAAGAGAAAAAAAGATCATTTTAAGTTGACAGATTCTTAAAACGTGTTATACTATAAATATCATAAAACGGAGGACATATGAATTATGATTATATATGGGCTTTATTTGCCCTTGTTTTTATTGTTTTACCAATAGCAGGTGCTTTTGTTATGCACCATGATTGGAGGCGATAATGTTGAAAGATTATAAACAGTGGGATTCTTTTTGGAATTCAATAATAAAAGAGGACATGGAACTTTTTGATAAAACTGGAAACAAACCAACAGTCTTGTCTATCAATACAAAAAACAAAAACAGGTTTAAACATTCTGATAAGATTGAAAGTCATATAAAATCAATAATACAAAAAGTCAAAGATGGAACTACCAAAGACAAAGGAGTGGTTTACATGATGTATTATTTAGATAACAACAGAAGAATACCTCTATACATAGGGAAATCTGAGTTCAAAGGAAGAAGTAGAAAATACAGTGCTAACGCTACTAACCTAGACCCTGCTGGGCCTTTCTTAAGATGGGGAGCAAGACCGGATTATCATATGGGTGATTTATACGAAGCATACAGAGGCAACTCTTCTGTCTTAAAGTACAAAGATTGGAAAGAGTCTATTTTTGATAAAAATGGAGAGTTTAAGAAAGAAATTTATCTAACCATGATACCCTTTGATACTCTAAAAACACCCTTCTTTCCATTTCCTACATCTGTTACACAAACAGAGAGCACACTTATCACTTGGGCTGGTCATCTCTTCCCAAACGATCTATTAAATAGAGATGGTAAGAGTAGATTTTAATGGAGGAAAAATGAAAAACTTACTAATAATTGATGGTCTCAACATGTTCTTAAGAAACTATGTTGTGAACCCAACACTAGCACCTGATGGCAATCCATTAGGCGGCTGTATTGGCTTTTTAAAGAGCCTTCAAAAGGTCTGTGGTATGTTTAGCCCTGATGAAATAATAATTGCTTGGGACGGTCATTCTGGCTCCTCTAAACGCAAAGAAATGAACAAAGAATATAAAGACGGTCGCAAACCTGTAAGATTTAACAGAAGAATGGTCGAGTTGAACGAAGAACAACAAAAACTTAATAAAGCAGAACAATATATTAAACTCGTGGAGTACTTAAATGAAACACCAATTATACAAGCAGTTGTGGACTATGTGGAAGCCGATGATATTATCGCTTATGCTGTTAAGCACGATAAATATCGAGACTATCATAAGTACATTGTGTCAAGCGACAGAGACTTCTTTCAGCTCGTTGGAGAAGATTGTACCCTCTGGAGACCAATCCAAAAGAAACTGGTGGATTTCAAATCTCTCATGGACGAACACGGTATTCATCCCAATAATTTTGCCCTTTGTCGTGCCATTGCTGGAGATAAGTCAGATAACTTGCCAGGGATACCTAGAGCTGGGCTTAAAACAATCAAAAGCCGCTTTCCTTTTATGGCTGACCCAGAG